AGCACCATCTGAGTCACCAGCATTTTTACCGAATATGGTATTTGATGTACCACTATCATTATTACTAAGTGAGATTCGGGAGTTGTTATCAATTACAAATCTTGCACTACTTTCATTTGTATAAAAGGTATGGTTGCTTCCTGTTCCAGTAACTGCATAATCTATATCTCCATCAGTTACTGCATTTGCTAGGTCTATATCTGAGTTTCCAGTAGAACCAAATCCAAAGTACCCCATCAATGTAGTAGTTGCATAAAATTCTAATTGCCCAATTCCAGCATTTCCAGTACCTGTGCTTTCTGTTCTAATAAAAGGAACCCCACCTTTAATGTGGAGAAGTCTGTCTGGAGATTCCTCGCCAATTCCGACATTTTGATTTGCATCAATAGTCATAGCAGTAGTTGCCGCAGTTTTAAATACCATAGAATTAGATGGGCTATCATTAACATGGTGATAATTTATTTGACCTGATGTTCCTTGACCATTTCTTGAGAAATATATACCACCCTTGTTTCCTGCTGGAGACAATATTGATAATCCAGTATCGCCACTTCCCTCAATAACTAATTCATCAGCTGAGGAATCAGCACCCCCTTCAAATGTTGAATCTCCAGTAAAAATGTGAAGTTTACCAAGAGGGACTGATTCGCCAACCCCGACATTGCCCGATGAACCTTGAACAAGTAAAGCATTTGCGTTACCCGATGCCTCAACTCTAAAATCAACATCTGCTCCATCTTCATTTATAACTACTTGGTCTTGACTTCCATCTTCCAACATTCGAACCATTGCTACATTACCAGCAATAAATTGAATATCATCATCCCCCATATGCATTTTAGTATCAGTATCTCCGAGATGTATTATTCCATTTGCAGTAAGAACATTGCTATTCGTACTATCTACTATAAAAACATCACCACCATCACCGTTCTTGCGGACAAGAAATGCTTCTGTATTGGTTACATCTATTGTGGATGTGCCTTCAATTACCTCTGATAGCGTAAGACCTATTCCACCTGAAACTGTAAGATCACCAGTGATTGTGACATCACCGTCAAGAGTACCGCCATTACCCAGGTCTTGCGGATTTGTTTGCCCCATTGGATTAAACATCTTAGATCTCCACCGTTCTTACTGCACCAGTAGTGGTGCTAGTTGAGTTATAATTAAAGTACACCGTATTGCCTAGCCCACGAGGTACGGTTAAATAAATCATTGTATTCTTCGGAATAACCATATCATTTGATGCATTCACATCTGTAGCACTTGTTGCAAAATTAAAGTAAATCTCTACCGCACTGTGAACTCCAAGCGTTGATGTCATCGTTGCTAGTGCCAGGTGAGTTGAATTATTAACATTCGCACTGGAACCAGCCGTTCCCGCTGAATTAACACTCCACTCGCCACCTACCGTGACATTTAATGATTCCTGAACTGATCTTTTGTGTAATTTTGCCATGATTAACTCGATTTCCTGTAAACTATTGCGAAGTCACCACTGGCTATTTGGACAGATGACCACTCACCGTAAATGGTCTGACCAGCCAATAGCGTGACCGATGAAAGTGTATCCCAAATATCTGTATCAACTGAAGTGGCCGCTGTGACCACACAATCAACTGACAGTGCTTGAATTGCAACGTAGGTGTGGGAATTGACAGTAGCGTTTGTTACATAATCGTAACCACCGCCACCTAATCGGTTTTGGGCTTCTTGTGTAGTATATCTATGTAGATTTGATGTTGCCATTGATTCTCCTAATCTCTAAGGTTGCGACACAACCGTGAATGAGCCCAATAAAAAGTTATTTTTTCTTTTTGCTGAACATTTTCTTTTTTGGTTCTGCTTGTTGCTTGACGATCTTTGCACCGCCATATGAATTCTTTACCACTTCAAAACCATCGTTGACCTTTGCTTGAGCCACTTCTCGTGATTCAGTGTGTTCGTAATGGTTTCCTTTTCTTAATACTATCATAATTGTACTCCTACTAATACAATGGGCGATGACAGTTCACCGCCCATTGAGTTATAACACTAAGGTTTACGGATTCAAGAATTCGATACCTTTGACATGGTTACTTGTAGTGATAACTGCACCATAAATGATGTCAGCTACAACCTTAGTTCCCAAGTAGTCTACAGAATATTCTGACTGAACTCGAATATCTTGTTGCACAGCTACAGCTATCGCTGATTTGTGGACAAGATATGCTGCTTCGATTCCAGTTGAAGTTGTAGTCGGGATCAAGCTAGATGTCATCACTGGGATGCCAAATAATCTTCCTACTTCACCAGTTTGCATTACTGCATTGTCGTTACCAAAACCAACACCAGCACCAGAATTATTGGTGACGAATGCTTTAGAGTTCAACAGATCAGCATAGATCAGTGGATTCACGAAGAATGCACATTCATCTGCTGGAATGTCGTTTGACATCAATGTTCCAAGAGCAGTCTCAACATCTGCGTTAGACATAGAATTGTCCGCAGCCAATGTTTGAGTTGTTCCAAGTGTTTGCAAAAGGGCTTCCACTTTTGTGTCGACAGCCTTGGCAAGTCCATATGCCATTGACTGAGCGTACTTATCGAACAATTGCTCATTGGATTGAATCATTGCAAGATCCTCAAATAGCTTTGCTGCGTATTTGTGTTGATCAATTGCAAGATCAATGTCGGTTTCAGTTGCTACACTATAAGCCACACCAGTGTTTACTGTTTTGTCAGCAGTAGCCACTTCTTGTACGGTTGGTATGTGTAAGGTGTCACCAGCTCCTTTAACCAAGCTTGAGTAGTCATCAAAGAAAGGTTTTAGAACCAGTTGTTTTTCAAAGTAGCGATAAACGCCATCAGCCCACAGTTCTGGAATAAAGACATCCAGCTGTGTTCCTCTGGTAGTATCACCACTAAAGGCGGTATAGGCCATTTGTTATTCTCCTTTTAAGAAGGTGTACGCCTGTACGATGCCACTATCTTATCCCAATGTTTAGCTCTGTCTTTCCTGTCCATTTTTGTCCAATCTTCAGGAACTTCATTCGCAGGAACAGCGGGATTATTAGCAATCGCAAGGCGAGGTTCGTTTGAATTTAATTTGTTATGTAGGGCACGAAGTTTTGATAACGGCAAGTCACCAAAAACATCTCTGTCCTCCTCACTGAATCCTGAGAGTATTTGTTCTCTCATTTGGTTCTCATCATTCCTGGCTTGTTCTACAACAGGCTCAAGCTCTGCAATTCGCAATGCTCGCTCCTCTGCTAACTCTTGCCATTTATTCTGTTCTTCCATCTGCTTCTCACGATTAGATGCGATTTCTTTCTGCAACTTCGCAAGTTCAGTCTCAGCCGCCTGACTTCTTTTACGGTACTTTTTGCTTTCAGCAATTAACTGATTAACCTCAGGCGTTTGTTCATCAGTTGTCTCTTGGCTTTCAGTAGCCACCTCTGTCGATACTTTTGATTCTACAGGCGATCGAGTTCCTTCCGCTATCTGCGGTGCTTCCGCTTGTGTGGTCGCTTCTTCGGACATTCTGTCCTCCTTTATAGGGTTTCTGTTGTTTTACCAGGATGTAAGGCATCCTTTATATTCTTATCAATTTGGTTTACAAGAAGCTTTACTATCGTATCTCTTGCAATGTCGGGCAATGTCTTTTCTCCTGCAATATCTCTTGCGGGCATATTTGAAGTTCCGTTTTGGTGTAGGTTCATTAGCTCGCCAGTTGGAATAGTGCCCTTATTCCTTGGGTGCATTGCACTAGATTTTATACCATAGGTCAGTATTATATTTGACCTACCAGAGCCACCCCCACCTATTTTTTGAGGTTTTTGGGGCTGGAGTTGTTCAAACATTAATCCTGATGCTGATAAGTTTGCTTTTGTACTGTTGTATTTATCTGCCTTTTCCACCGCATACTTTCTTGTCAACTTTTTGAATTTTTTTCCATCGGGGCTTCTTGCGGTTTTAAATATATACTGAACGTGGATATTCCTTGCTGTTTTAGTTATCATTTTTAAAAAAGATGTCCTGAATTGCATTATTTTTTCAAGCCTAGGCGTTTTCACGACTATACTCCAATAGTGTCTTTGCTTTTTTGTATTTCTTAGGATTGCCCTCAATGTCTTTTTTGGCACTTGCAGTTACTTCTGCATCAGAACTTTGCGGTAGCCATTGGTGTCTGCAATTAATTCCACCTCCATCATTCAGAGCACCTGGGTATTGGGATTCAACCTCTGACTTTGTAAGTCCTCCAGAACTTAACATTACCCTGCAAATAGGTCTTGTTTTATCGTCAAGTGGCCCATGATAATACCATTTTGTACTGGTTGGCAAGTCCTCCGCCATTACATTTGTGACGCTTCGATTGTAAGTAGCTAGTGTCGTGGCGACAATACCCTCAACCCTTCTCGGATTAAGAGACAGTTTAGAGGTTATCCTTTCCCTCAGGGCTTCTCCTTTTAAGTTCTGTGATACCCCCTGAGACAGACCTAGTCGAACTTCTTCTCCGAGCCTTGTGCTGTAATTCATAATTGCAGACTCTTGCATCTTTTGAAGTGCTAATAATTGAGTCTCTGTTATTCTTCCAAACTTGAACATATCGTCTAACAAATATCCTGTGGCATCAAGGTATCTATCTATGGCATTTTGCATTTCAAGGTCTTGTAGCCAATAGTCCGCAATGCTTAAACTAGCTAATATTGCTAATATCTCCTCAGAAGAAAGACCTTCTTTTTGAAGTTCATCTGTGTCTTTATAGAATTCTTGTAGGGATTGTTCTAGTTGGGATTGAAAGTCAACAACCGCTTGGTCGATGATCTGTTCCATTTATTAACTCTCCAGACGAGCCAATAAACGATTTTGAGGTGCTACTTCCTGAGAATCTACTTCTTGTTGCTGTTGCTCAAACTCTGCTCTCTGCTCTGGAGATGCATCAGGGTTCATATAGTCAAAGTAATCCTGTTTTGTAGCAAGCCCCTGGTCAAATCTCCATGTCCAAAGAGCAATTTCTGTGTCAGGAGTAAGTGCGTAGTTAGGCTCTAGGAAATCAACAGAATATTCATCTGGTAGTTTTCTTCCTGTCTCAACTTCAAGTATTGCCCTGTCTATATTATACCTTCTCTTCTCCCAAGGTCTCCAAGTATCTTCTTTTTCTCCTGTGGTAATATCCCTTGCTTCCATTTCAAGAATTGAAAGACTGGATGCAGATGGTGCATTGCCCGCATCATCTCTGGCGTACTTTGCACGAATGTGGTTATTGTTCAAAGTTGACTCAACTAAAAATCTTGTACTATCAACTATCTCTTGTAAACTACCGCCACTATTGGTTACTCCAAAATCTGAACCTTCAGGCAAGTAAAGCACCTGGTCTGTACCTATGGTTATTCGGCTTGCATCATCTACGCCTGTAATGTATTTGATACCAAGTGCAGAATAGCGTATCGCTAATTGTAATTCTATCTGTGCTACATTCACCGCCAGATCAACTTGAGCAACATCCATCGCATTTGCCACCGAATGATAATCTCTTATCGGTTGGTATCTATTGCAAAAGGTCACTGGCAAAACTCCATAGGGATTAATATCTTGTTCATTTACTGATATTTTTTGTCCATGCTCATCTATGAGATAGTGCTCTCCCTGATACCCAGGTCTACTTTCTGTCCACACAGCGTGGATAGGGGTATCAATTCTTGCATTTCCTTGATATTCAATAGGGTAACAAATACCAATAGGCTTATCTCTACTGTCTCCCGCTAAAAACAATGGAGTGTAGTGGCTGACCGTCTCGTATTCTACCTTTCCTGTCAACTCATTCCATCTTGAACGTAATGCCATTGTTCCCAGTAAAAATGTCAACCTCTCTAACAATCTTCGATTAGCATTAAGGCTTTCTATGTCAATAAGGTCAAGGTAAGATTCAGAAACTCGCATTCTAGGCGGTCGCTTATAGGTCATTGACCTCACGGCACATACTCTGCGAGTAATGTTCTGATTCAAGACAGGAACTTGAGCTAACGTCTCTGGTCTGAAATACTCCGATACATACTGATCAACGTTTGCCCCCTCATACCAATCCATGAGGTAGTCACGTTCACGAGTGCGTGAATCCTCAATATATTTAAGAGTATCTTTTAATGCTTTATTTACAGTAGACTGTGCTAAGTCAGGAATAGTTACCAATCTATAACTCCAGCGGTTCTTCTTCTAATAGGGAATTGGTTTACGATAAAGTACCTAAAGGCATCATTCATATGGTCTACTCTACCATCTTTTAAAGGCTCTTCTTTTAACCTCTGGTCAACCCTATGCTCTGGATATCTATAGTTCTCATAACATTCGATAGAACCCTTACATTTATCGCTAACATAAAAATGACTATCTCCATTGGCATCCTCTATAAATGAACGAACATGAGACACTCCATTTGCAATGTTGCGTGAAACTTTATCGGTTTTGTATCTCACCCTTATTCCTTTTCTTCGGAATTGTTCTATATCGCCCATGCCACTTTGAGATTGGACACCGCCACCCGCAGGATCTCCAAAATATGCCTGAACAGGATAGCCTTTCTGCAATATCAACCTTGCGAGTTCATCTGTTTTTATATTTTCCTCAAAACATATCTCGTCTATTTGATAAATTCGAGTATCAGATTCCCTTTCTTCCACCTGATACCATCCAACTGCGGGCATCCTGAAACCGAAGTCGATCGAGCAGTAGGTTGGTAGATCGGGGTTGTATCGCAATCCTTTAACAACATTCGTGTACCGTGAGAACGGATATACACGCCCTGTGAACGAGACGAACGATGCTCCGTATTCTTGTTCCCAGGTCTCTTTTGTAAGCGTTTTTTTGATATCATCTATATCCTCTTTAAAGTAAGGTGATTCCCATGAGGGATGTTGCCAAGATTCCCAATCTGGAAAATCCTTTGATTGCCCCCTCGTATAGCAATCATACATCCAATTATGCCCTTCAGGGGTTGTGGTCATCAGTGCCCACCCCTTCCTGTCTGAAAGAGTTGGTCTTAAATACTGTTCCCAGACTATCTTCTTTATCTTCGCAGCTTCGTCAATGATCATCCAGTCAAGACCTTCTCCAACCAAGGAATCTACATTATCACAACTGCGAATCCATACCTCTGAGCCCAGACCAGCCATCTTAAAATAATATATCTGACCACTGATCTCTTTCTTCGCTTCTACTGGTAATTTTAATTTAAGAAGTAGGTCATCCTTTACAATACGAGCTATCTTATCACATAACTCATAATTGGGTGCAACTATCCACCCTCTTGTTTTAGGTGTTAATATCCAAGGTTCTATTTCCCTTGCGGCAGCAAAACTTTTTCCACTACGCCTGCCCTGAATATTTATGCGAAACCTGGCACTGCTATTATGAACTGTGGTCTGGTTATGCGTTGGCTTGTATTGTATTATGTTCCAGAACTTCTGCTTGTTCAGGATTCTCTTCTGCACCTATTCTGCTGTCCTCATAACCGCACTCTTTAAGTACGGTCTCTAAATTGCCTGTTAAGTCAATTGACTGGCGGTCTGTCTGGGCGAGATAGTTCTTTCCAAGAAAAATGCTCATAGCTGCATTGTTCTCAGCTAGCTTAAACTGTATCTGCCTTAATTTTATCTTCATTTTCTCTCTTCCAGATGCCATTTCTGCCTTATAGCGTTTCCTAACAGTGGATTCATCGCATTTAAAAAACTTAGCAATTTCTAAAGTAGTGCAACCGAACTCTGCCAAGTGCTCTACTTGTTCAGCGTTCATTGGTATCTTTGGTCTACCCATTTTTTTAGGCATTATTCTTCCTCATCTTCTACCAATAGGGGATTGGATGACTCCCAAAGCACCGCACACTTCATTAACGCCCTTCTCCAATATGTCTTTGCAGACGATGTTGATATCTCAAGTTGCTCTCCAATAAGCGGGAATGTTATCATTTTACATCTGAGCTTAAAGACCTGAAGTTCTCTATCGGAGAGATTGTCGTATGCTTTGTGAGCTGCGTATTGTAACCATCGCTTCTCTGGGGGAATAAGACCGCTGTTGAAAATGTTGAGTTTGAATCTGAATGATGTGGAAAGGGTGATAGCATCTTCAAGCCTTTCTTGGTCTGCGTCTGTTAAAAGGGGGAATTCTTCCATATTGACGGTGTAACTTAATGCATAAAATGCTTATATAAGTGATTACAAAATGTATCCAAAATAGTAGCCCAGTTTGAGAGACACATACCCCCACCCCCAAATGGGTGTCCTTGTGGCATGGTCAAAGGATAAACTAAACACAAAAAAACCTCACCAAATGCTTAGAAAGCACTTGGTTTGTCGACTGTTTTTGGTTGTCATTGGTCAAATGATGGTTAGAGTTCTACACTTTGCGATTTTCCGCTTTGATTCTTTTGCTCGTTTACACTCTAAAGTTTTTTGGTTAATGCATCATTTTAAGGGATACAAGTTGTTTACATTATCTATTGTATACAAAGCGTGTACAAATTACATTTGCTATATATAATGAGTGAGGAATCAAATGAGTGATCAAGACCTGGTAAAATGTTCGTCGTGTGAATGCACTGAGGATGTGACCTTATCACACGATGGCAATGATTATTGTGATGAGTGCTTTTCAGAACATTATGTACAATGCGACGAGTGCAATGGCACTTTTGATACACACGACACACAGTACATTGAAAGCACTTCTGAAAGCGTCTGCAATGATTGCATTGAAAGAAGTTTTTTTTGGTGTGATTCTTGTGACACATATTGCCCTGATAATGATTCTATATATATTGAGCATTTAGGCAATGTCTGTAATTCTTGTTATGGATCCGGTGATTATGGTTATTGCGAGGTATGTCACGAGAATTATCATATCGATAGCCTTAATTACTGTGAAAATTCAGGCGATAGTACCTGTTCGGATTGCAAGCCAAAGACCTGTATTCACCCGTATAGTTATGAGCCGAATCCTAATTTTCACCATGTCATAAAAGGTGTATCAACATACCAACCAGTGGAAAAAAAATCAGAGTTGTATTTTGGCGTGGAGTTAGAGATTGATTCTCACGAGCATAATGAGAATATAAAAGAAACATCTGAAAAGATAGCAAAGGATGAAAAATTATTTTACTGTAAGGATGACGGATCTCTAAACTATGGATTTGAAATTGTCTCACACCCTTTTTCTTGGGACTATTTCCAAAACAATAAAAGCATATTTAGAGACACTTTAAATATCTCAAAATATAACGGTTTTTTGTCTCACGATGTTCATACCTGTGGTATGCATATACACGTTAGTAAAAAAGCACTCACAAATTTGGATATATTTAAAATAGTTTACTTTGTTTATTCAAATCCTGATTTTCTAAAGATCGTATCCAATAGGAACTGGTCACAGATTAATCAGTATTGTTCACTGGATTTAAAGGATTTTGTTTATACATCAGAACAGGCAGAGCAAAAGGTTAAAAGCATTTGCAGACTTGCAAAGGCTAAAACTGGATCACCCAAATATGTGGCGATAAACATCACAAAGCCGAGTACGATAGAATTTAGAATCTTTAGAGGTACGTTAAACTGGATAACCTACCAAAAGAATATTGAATTTGTCCATAGTCTGGTAAATTGGTGTAAAAACACATCATTGAAAGAAATTCAATCTGCAAATAGTGTTTTTTCATATTATGATTTTTTAATGCGTAACCAGACAAAGTATAACCATCTGGTTTTATTCTTATTTAAGAAGTTTTATCATTTTGATCTACATGATCAGAAAACACCACCTCTATATAAACAGATGAAAAATTATGATTTTTATTTAGGGATGGATTTTAAACAATTAACAAATCTAGGGAGACCAACAAATGTGCATAGCAATACTAAAACCTAAAGGGCGGCAGTTAAAAAAGAAAGTTTTAAAAACTTGCTTTGAAAATAATCCTGACGGATCGGGGTTTATGTTTAGCGATAGCGGACGATTAAATATATATAAGGGGTTTATGAACTTCAGCGATTTTTACAAAGCTTATAGATTCATAGACACTACACAGAAAGAAACATTAATCCACTTCAGGATTAAAACACACGGGGCAGTGAGTAAAGAAAACTGCCATCCCTTTTTAGTGTCCAATAGACTTGGATTCATTCATAATGGAATTATTGACATTGAAACAAAGGGCAGTGAGTCGGATACAATGGCGTTCAATCGAGATTACCTAAAGAAGATAAATAGGCTAGATCTTTGTATTAATGATGGCGGTATCCAGTTGCTATTGGAGGATAGAATTGGAGGCTCAAAACTTGTCTTTTTAGATAACAAAGGACAATCGACAATCATCAACGAAAATCGGGGTATTTGGAAAAATGACATTTGGTTTTCAAACGATAGTTTTGAATCTTGCAACGTGTATGAGAGATTTAATTTTAATAGTGTATCAGATTATGAGGTCGATTCATACAACTTTGGATTCGAGAGAGATGTTTTAGCCTGTTACGATTGCGGTGGAGCACTATTTGAGCCTTTTGAGATAGATAATGAGATATGTTTAGAGTGTATTAAAGAAGATCGCTATTATAAACAAATATATGAAAGTGAAAAGGGGGTGTGATTTATGTATGTCGTATTGATAATTCCGAACTGGTCGCCACACGATGTTGTGATATATGGCGTTTACAGTAGTTATGATAAGGCAAATGAATGGAAAATAATTCTTGAAAAGCGATATGATTGCTATGAATCTGCTAATGTAGATTTTATTGTTAAAGAAATAAGAATAGGGTTTGACTCTTGGTTAAAAAGGGCTATCCAATTTGTCGCAGATATCAACTGGGATTATGATTCATTGCCACAAGTGCACCGAATTAACTTTGATAAGCTCCAAAATGACGAGGTCTGAATGATAATAGATTATATTATAAATCCATATTTTTTAGTGAACGTGCTTTGGATGATCACGCTCATTATAATTTCAACCATAATAACAAAGGACAGGGATAAATGAGCATATTGTTCGGCATCGCTTTGATATTCTTAATGATTCTATTCATTAGGGACATTTTAGAAGAGTAAGCCCGAAACCCAAATCAACAGAAGAGCCCGCATTTGCGGGCTTTTTTGTTTCTAGTATATACCCCCCCCCTAAAATGCAAAGCAATTAATTAACGTATGGTAATGTAGGAATTGGTACATAATACTGTCATAGCGGTTGCACTCTTGCGATATCTTCGGATGGTTTAGTTGGTAATGGACGCAGCGTTAGCGGCATCACCCCTGGTAAGCCCCCACATCGTACTGCAATTGTACCCACTGAGGTATCTCTCGTCGTGAAAACCTATTTTTTTTCAAAATATTCATAAATTTTATACGATTTTTAGACTGTTTTTTGTTATACATAATACATTTTTTTTGACATTATGTATAATAGGGAAAATGTAACTTTATTATACATAATACTATTTTCTGACGTTATGTATAATAGATTTATTGCCCTGATCACCCTCAAAAGAAAGCACATAAATCATTTTCTCCTCGAGAAAACCCAAATTATGCCAATATAGCTCTAATAAATTGCCTCCTGGGGGTTTTGCCTTCCCAGCGGCTAATTAGCAGCTGGCTCTAAAAATACTGCTATTGGTTATAAAACTGGTGCAAGGCTATAACATACGCCATGTTTTGTAGATCTGGTCTAATATTTAACCATCTGGGGGTTTTGCTTTCTCTAGCTTCCTACCCCAAGAGTATTGCTCTCTCCACTTCATCTTATTAAAGCACTTTGGTAATATCTCGACATCTGAATTAGTTGAGTAAACTGGGTAGATAAGTTTACAATGCGTAATTTTCTCATCAATATTTTTAGCAAACACACATAACTTATCTTCATCATCAGAATGCTTACATTTATCTAAAGTTGAAAAACACATAACATACCCCTTAGTGTGCGTATAAGTGTCACTTTGGTCACTATTAAAGGCTCAAAGTGTCAATAGTGTCAATAGTGACACGTTCCTGCACACCGCCCCATACTATCTATGCTAACAGATTCCATAGTTCATTTTTCATTATTTTATACGTTCCATGAGACTTTTTGACAATAGTTCCCAGTTCAGATTGGCGATTTATCCATCGAAACACAGACCTTCTTGTCATCCGATGGTCACCAAGAACCCCTTCAATTTGTATAGTAGAGACCTCAATGTCATTATTGGAAACAGACACTAATTCTTCTAATATTTCGAAGTTCTTGTTCTTTTTAGGCTCAGTATAATAAATCTCCTCACGATGTGGAAGTGGCCCAAGCCAATCAAACTTCAATTCACCGTCACCACCTTCCAATTTCATCCCGCAAGCAACATGAGTGAATTCCGATGCCATTCTCGACTTCGTTATCTTGAATATCCTGAGTTTTTCATCAGGATCTATCTCCGCCCTAGCGATCTGTATGCAAAACTCTAGGTTATCTGTTAATAACTTTCCACCTCTAATATGTTCTTTCCTTAGAGTAAAAGTATCACCCCTTGGTTTGTTATTGTGGTTAATAACCATGAATGAGACACCAAATGTATCAATAAGTCCTCTAATAATGGACACAACGTCCTTTACTTCGTGATTTTTACTAATATCCTTGCCTGTTGACGTATATAAGTTATCAACTACCACCAGGTCATACTGGTCTCGTCTATTTGCCTGAAGATTTCCTCTAAGGCTATCCCATTTATCATTAAATAACTTCCCAAGGTCGCTCTTTAACACTGTCTTAAGGTTTCCAATGTTGCTACGAAGTTCCTCTGGATGATTGTTCTGATAATACTTTAATATTTTAGGCACTCTTTGTTGTACCATACCATCGTCCATTTCAAACTGTATCAGCAATACTTTTCTAGGTCTGGGAACTTCAAAGTGGAGAAAGGGTACTCCTATTGCTACAGACACCGCAAGTTGCAGTGCCATAATAGATTTTCCAGTGTTATCTGTTCCTGCGATCATAGACAATCCTTTTGTACAGACAATATCTTTGCATATCCATTCAACAGGATCAATATCTAACTGCATATAGTCTGCTAGGGATATTTCACCCCAACCGCCAAAATCATTAGGATCCTGACCAAACTCATATCCATCTTTATCCAGACACAGGAATAATTGATCTACCGTACCGCCATCACGAAAATAATCAGTAAGGTCATATGCCTCTCCCTTATCTACCCAATTGAATATTTTTATATTAATATTTGGGAACTTCAGGTTTAGTTCTCTTGCCACTTTCATCGCACCATCTTTTCCTGGCGTGTCGTTGTCGTAACAAATAACAATATTCTTGAACCTCTCCATTTTACTAATATCTTTCGGCACTGCCCCTGCACCAGAGGTAAATGTTACCGCCTGAAGTGCGTGACACAATGCAGTTATCGCATCCTTTTCGCCCTCAGTTACCCATAGATATGCGTCCGCATTACCCTTATCCAATACTGCTTCTGGGTATATCTTATTACTTGCCTTGCCGAACTGCCGACCTTTATGATTTTTTATATGCTGAAGGTCTCCATTGCAATATATTCCGAATTGTAATTTACCAGTGCTTGTATATCCCACAGCCATTTCTGGGTTCATTGCAATATTTGACCACACCCCTACCAAGTTCTCACGCTCTAATACTTTGCCAAAGTTTTCCTTTAGTCTTTCCTGTGCTGAGTTATGGTTTGCTTCAATAACCGCAACACTTTTCTTTATCTGTCCATTACTTATTCGCCCCTGATGCCTACAACTTTCCTTCTTGCAGTGATACGAACCACTTTCTCCTGATATGGCTAGTGAGCCAGGCGTAGCACATTCAGGGCAGACAGCCTTGTACCAACCCTGATTACCACTGACCTTTGCATCTGGGAATGTGTCTATGACATTTATCGCCATTTTTTAGTCAATGTCCTTAATCTCTTATGGGCAGCACCACCCACTAATATTTTCCCATCGCCTAATAGTCTATTGTAAACCCTAAGTATCATTGTTTTCTTATCTTTACTTTTTACCATTCAATCTTCCCCACCATTGCGACACTGCAATTTTTACATCTTCAAACGTAAGGTCAATTCTTTTTATTGTTCTCCAGGTAATAGCACAGATGAACATCAATATTAAAGTTCCGAGTGCACCAAAGAAAAATGCAAGGCTTAACACAAGTGCTTCCACACACCATTCTGCTACATCAACTAGAAACATTATCATCCTCCTCTTTTAAGTTCATTACTTCTAAAAAAATATCCATCTTTCTGTTGATGGCAAGTAGCACCACCCATATTCTTTTGAACCACATCCATACATACCACTTCATCAGAAAGTAGAATATCACTCCAAAGAATGCAACCATAATCACATCCATCACCCCTGTTACCATTACTTCATGTAAGTACCATTTTGTCATTTTAACTCCTTATTAATTCTATCGCCCACTTGGTAGCCAACCATTACTTGTCAAACTTCTTTCTTTTCTTCAAGCAGTGGGCGAATTCTCTTCATAATTTCATAAACGCACTGTGGCACTACTGCGTTTCCGAGTCCTTTAAGTCTGTCCACCCGATTGGAAATCCCATTAGCCACTCTACCCACATCGGGTTCAGCGTTCCACCAACTCCTTTGTCTGGCTCTACTGCGAAATCTAATCGGTTGCTCGTATCCCCTGCTCTCTTGTGACCTTTCGACCAACCCTTGTGATCGCTTGATGTCGGTGTCGGGAACATCCCTTTCATGTGTACCGCCTGGCTGAGATTCACTGAATGCATCGAGCCCTCCTTCTGTTGACTGCTCTTGAGTTTGTCTGTCCATGTGTCTGCTGTTGTTGGTGTTGGAAACATTTTTGGCATGAGATTGTGTTTCACTGCACTCAATAGGTTGACTTGATGTTTCTTGCTCAGAGTCAACTCCCTGGATGTCGCTCCTCTCATCCCATCCCAAGCGTTTGGGGTAGGCAACAATCCAAATCCGTTTCCTCCTGTGCCAAGCACCAACTTCGTCTGCTCCGATAACTTGCCATTCCGCATCATACCCGATTTCGGCAAGGTCGCAGAGAACTCGTTCAAGTCCTCTATGAATGAGCATTGGTACGTTCTCAATGATTGCGTATTTTGGTCGTACTTCGCTAATGATACGGTGCATTTCTGACCAAAGACCTGACCTCGTTCTCTCTCCTGTTTTTTCATCTACTAATCCTTTCCCTGTTCCCGCAATTGATATATCCTGACATGGTCACGGAAAGCCACCAGTGATAAGATCAATATCACCAGTAACTTTCTTTAACTCCTTGCCATTTAATTTTGTAATATCGTCATAGATAGGTACACCTGGAAAGTTTTTACTTAAAACTCTCTGGGCATAGTTCTCAATTTCACAGAACCCAACAATATCAAGTTCGTCTCCCCAACACCATTCCGCTGAAAGTGCAAAACCACCAATACCGCTAAATAGGTCTAACATCTTCATTAATAAACTGGGAAGTCTAAATAGTTATAAAATGAGTCTCTGTTCTTTGCTTGATTATTCTTTGCTCTTTTAAAAGCAAGTTGCATCCTGTTCTGACCATCCCAAGGTATATAGGCTATCTTTTTTATTGGCACAAAGAAAACAGCAAAGACATCTATTTTATGTTTTGCTTTTAAATGTTTCCTGAAGTCAACCTCAAATGAAGTGGCTGACTTGACCGCATTAACTGTCTTAACCTGAACCTTCCTGAATGTAGCTCCTGTATCAACAAGAATATCAACCCCCTTGTCATCAACGATAGGTCTATAAACATCGAACTCAGGATAATTTATTGTCAAATCGTGAATAACTGCTGTTTCCCCAATAATTCCACTTTTCATCGTAGAAAACTGCCCCATATCTTGGCTTGTAGGGGGTTTCTCATTGTAAGGCATACCTACCTATACCCCATAATTGGGCTCTGGCACAGGAAGTTCAATACCGCAATCTTCGCAGACAACGCCCTCTTTTACATTGTTTTCTGGCTCTGCTGCCTGATACTCTTCGTTGTCATGCGAGCAATAATTTTGATATAGACAATCATCACAAGTCCTTTCATCTACATCTCCCGATAAAGCATCATACTTATGCTCACACTGGATGCAAGTGAACAATTACAATTCCTTCTTCAACTTGTAAGTGTCCAGGAAATGTAAAAATATCTTAGCACCAATATCAAGCGTATCTCTATGTATAGAATGATAGTGGAAGTCACCAGTTTCTTTGTCCAATCTTAATATGACACCGCCATCTATCTTTGCTTTCGGTTGTATTTCTTCATACATATGAGTGTACATCCCCAATTGCAATTTCATTTCGTCATAAACATCCTTGGACGTTTTAATATCATATATATAAAGTTTCTTGCCGATCTTAAAAACGCCATCAGCAGTTCCACCTACCCTATGCTTTTCTGAGACAAGTTTCATTTCTGCTGCCACAAACTTAGGCTTGGTTTGTGCTCGCCACTCTCTAAATGCAAACAACGCTTTCATTGCTCTGGTGGTTTGATTCTCTGTCCAATCCTTTGTGATCTCATAATCTACGCCATTAATATCTGCTTCACATAGTGAGTGGGCTAAAGTTCCAGTATCTGCGGCATCTTTCGTATATGCATGAGGATCTTTTCCTTGCTTTACCATACGGATTCCCCAGTTCATTAATATGGATTTGTTCCACCCGCATTGTCCATTCAATATAGTAGTCACAGATGGCACTACAGTCCCATCCTTCAATTTATACTTAGTGTGTATTTTGAATTTTCCCATTACTTACCCCATTTGTCATTGCTGACGATCTGTGCGATAACACCATATACAGAAAGGTCTTGAAAAGTATCTTTAAGACTTTCTTCTACGGCTATCTCGCCTTTATTATTATGTAATATGTTCAATAATCTTTGAACCTTGTCATTCATCCTAATAGCCAATGCTAATAGTGATAATTCTTTATTTCCACCCATTGATATATTTCCAGGGCCATAATCGTGTTGTTTTTTTGCAAACAACTTAATTTGTTCTTTATTAATTCTGTCAAATTCTTGCATTGTTTCTGGGTACTTTAACTCAACTGTTTTCGTTATGTCTTGCATTCATTTTCCTTTTCATATGTTTTCTCCACCACATTTCTAAGCGATAGAAGTTGTGCATTACAAACCAAGTCCTTATCATTTCTCCAGATGTATAATCTGTGTATAAAAACCAATCTCTGAGCCATCTCATTTTAAACAGCACTTTTTGTATTTTTTCCCCGACGCACAAAAGCACTCTTGATTGCGTTTAATAAGCCTTTTTGCTTCTTCTCTTGTGATATTAAAGGGGTTTTTGTTGTATTTTCTTTGGAAACCTCCATATCCACCTTCTTTTCTGATAAGCTTTGTCCTGATGCTAACTTGGCTTGAGACTTCCTTATGTTTCTTCTCCGTACCCATTCTGAATTGGGATACTTCTTTTTGTGGTGCTTTGTCTTTGGCATGACTCATTTTCCTCCGTGCATTCTACATAATGCTCTTTTTTTCCCTATGGTTGGTATCCCTCTAGGATAGTATTTATACTCTCTTTCTCCAAATATTGATATGTATGACCATACTCCCTTGCAAGTTGGACAAACCTTTAAGTGGTCATCTGTTTTCGCTTCGTAACGACCTCTTTTCTTTTTCTTAACCTCGGCACTGGGCATATATTTAAATTCTCCTGTATTTTGTTGTTTGACCTGGCTCTACTAGCACCGCAGTAAATATGACCTTTGCTATGAGTGCAAAAACCACACTTCCTATAATCAATTAATGGACACGGCTCAAACATTCCATCAACCAATCATAGTCTACTATGCACTTAAAATCTTTAATATTATTCCCTCTCATTGTTTTTATATCCGCATTACCCAAATCAAAGTATTTAGGTATTTTTTTTCTGCTTTTGCACTGCACTTTAATTTTTGCAAACTTATCGCCAGTTTTTAATTTTGTATTTTTAATTAAAACATCAACATCAGAACTCTCTCCTATCGCTCTACCATCCGACGCAAAAGCACGAACTGTTTTAAGTCCGTGCTTTTCTGCGACTTCCTTGCACTCTATTTCGTGGCGATAGCCCTTCTGTTTTGGTGATTTTAAAATGGCAGTTTCTCTTCTACTTCTTCTTCTTCCTCAGTTCTGTCGAAGGGGCAATCGTTGCCCGCATTATCTTCAAGTATCTGAACCGCATCAAGGTACATAGATATATACCCCTTTCCATTTACATCGGTTTGCTTTGCTACAAACCTAACATCAACAACATCGCCAAACAGGGGCACGGTTGCTATTTTTTCTTGTTTCCCATTCCATATTTCTGGGAAAACTGTTTTATCTCTATGCAACGTTGACTTAAAAGTCTGCTGTTCACCATGTGTATCGTGCACTTTATTCCCAGACAGATCTCTAGTTTTGCCAAACTCAACCTTTATCTTTGAAAGCAGGGCTTTGAATTTCCCCTCTACGCTAACAGTAAGGTTATGATTGCCTTGGTTGTCAAACTTAGTATCTAATGACTCAAGATGAGAAAAAACCACTGGTACAGGCCCAGTTTTAAACATCTTGCTCATTGGCTTTCCTTTAGATGCCATATGGTCTCCTTTTTTGTTATTTGTATAATTGAATTCACTGTTGTTAGTAAAAACAATATTGTTAATAAAATAGTAATAAAATACTTATGTAGTAAAAATGCCAAGTCGCTACTTAATGATCTCATATTCTAATCCATATTGTTCGCATTTTTTTGTAATTAAATTCTTTAATATATCTTGGTCAATTTGCTTTAGGCTACTTACCCCATAACTATTGTTTTGTTTTTTTATATAGACAGAATAGCCTTTTCTTCCAATAACACTTGTTATTATTTTCTCAATTTTCCGCATTGAGTATTTATCATTTGGCTTTATATATATATTCATAAGGGGGGAAAGATCAGGTTTATGAGCAAGGTAAGAAACTCTCCCCCCTTTGATGCGGAGTTCCCTGTCGTTTGTAGTTGCGGGCGGGAACTTTTATGGAGCATAACACCTGGTGTATCAGGCATTAAACAATTCTTTATATTTAATTCCTAGTGCAGTTGCACATTTATTTTTATATAATGTACTAAAATTACGCTTGCCATGAATCATTTTGTGCATATACGCCCTTGTCACTTCACATTGACGAGCAAGCCAAGCAATAGACCGTTCTTGAGTTTTTAGTTCATCAAGTAATTTATAATTATTAGACATTTAAAACCTTTATGTTTATTTAATTTTTGTTATCAAATTGTTGCCAAAGTATATCAACAACCATAACAATATTACAATAATTATTTTATTCTTGGATACGGTATGTTACCTAATTAATTTCAAACAATGGCAAACTACATAAAATTAGGCAGTAATAAATGGCAGATCAGATGGACAGATCATCAACTTGGAAAGAGACCAAGTAAAACTATTATTGGAACAAAAAAAGACGCAGAAAAAGAAGTTCTATATTACTCTAGGAAGGAATATGAGCTAAAGAATGGTTTTATTACTAAGCGTGTCAATATGCTAGCGACAATTAGTCATTTAACAGAATGGTATATAAACAAGGGGTTGGTCTGGAAAAATGCACATCGTGAAGTTCCCCTTGATAAAAAGACAGTATATATACACAACAAAGCACTTAGGCAATTTGCAAATGTATTTGGAGAAAACTGTTTAATCAGTTCTATTTCGTCTATAAAGTACAGAGAGCACTATGCAGACCGTAAACTAAATGGTTTAAATGTTGACATAAGAGCAATGATCACCATAATTAATACTGCGATGTCTCATTCAGATAAAATTGTCTCAGAAATGCCAACAGAATTATTTCAATTTAGCGTAAAACATGGAACACCATTTTATCTTGAGTATGATGAGGTTAATAAAATAATGTCACTGGATATGGACAGTTACTATAAGAGCAAGCCTTGGGATTTTGACAGCGGTGAGACAATGAGAATATTTATGCTCTATATGCTTACAGGATGTCGCTTACATGAACTTTTAAGCCTTGAGTGGGATAGGGTTGACTTTGTTGAAAAAAGCATTGTGGTCATAGGGAAGCGTAAAAAACTTCGCAAGTTATTTATTACAGATACAGCGATTGAAATATTAATGTCATTAACAGACAGAGAAAAACCTATGCCTTATACTGCATCAAAGGTTCGTGACAGGCTTAAAGATATTAATTGTTTATCTGGTATAAAATTTACCACACACAATCTTAGGTCAACGTGCGGTTCTTTTATGTTATCTGCTGGATGCTCAATTGAAGAAGTGTCTGAGCATCTAGGTCACGAAGATATACAAACCACAAGAAGGTGGTATGCTCGAATTATAGAGCATAAGAGGAAAGATGCTACAAGGAAAATGGAAAAGCTAACTCATTCTATGCCTGGTAGCACTAGCCCTGACCGCAATATAATACTCAATTAAAACTCTTCTTCGATTCTCATACTAACAGTGTAAACATCGTTTGCTACTTGATTCATGTCTAATGAATTCTGACCAAACCTCGCAAACATATAATCAGACTCTGCTCCATTAGCCGCAGTATCTTTGTCTATGCAGAATATAAATGGTCTATGTGCTCCATCTGTCATGTTCCAAACGTCTGATATTACTGTATCGTCTGTGTATATATAATTATAGGTTTCTAGGGGTAATAGGTCTGAACTATTTAAAAAAGAAAAAGTAAGGTCATAAGCTATTCTACCGCCATAGGTTTGTTGGGCATTGGTTGCTAATGAAAATGGGCTTTTAGATGCTGTGCTGCCTGTTCTTCCCAGACTTGTTGCTGATGAATACTTTTGACCACCAACAGATTCTTGAACTTTAACCTTATCATACATAATACTTCTTTGTAGCGTTAAGTCTGGAGACCTCGGCATCTCAAAAGCTTCTCCGACCATAATTCCACCCACCGTCAAGTCTGTGCTTCCCCAAGTGCCATTTGTAGCGTTGCCAGTATTTGTGGTATTTCCCTCAAATTGAATTCCCCAATACCTAAGATTTTGCTCTGGAAATGTAATAATTGTTGTTCCGTCTGTCGCAGGCTCTATCACCATGCTTTTGCCATTAGAAGCAGCAGTCCTTGTGTCACCGTTTACCGCTTCACTTACGGTCACACTTCCCCAGTTAATATCTGCTGTATCTGCATTTGCACCATCAATCGCAGTTACATCGGAAGATATATCACCAGCAAAGATTCTTATTTTACCTACAGCCGTTGCAAGGTTATGATTTAATATTGCAATATAATTTTGCTTATAAGATGCGGTTGAAAATGTAAAAGTACATAGAACGTGACCGTCCGTATCAGAACTTGTATCAAAAGTAACAATATTTAAAGGCTTTAGGTCTAGCAAATCTGCTACAGTCTTATTACCTGGCAAGCCTACAAAATAAGTTCCTGTATCAGTTGCTGTTACTGCTCCAATTGCAGATCCTCGACCTCTGTGATAACTTATTAAGTCTGGAAAAAACTTTGGTGTACGAATGTTTTGATTAGCCATTATCCTACCTCTCGTGCTGTGATACTCACTTTACCCTGTGAGCGTTTTGTTTCAATTACCATATAATATTTACTTGTTGAGAAATCTGTACCAAACATTTCAACTGGCATATCTGTAAAGGTAATAATATCCCCTGTTTCTAGCTGACACCCCTTCATGGGATTCACGACATCGCAAGAGACTAATATCTTCATATCGCCAATAATATTGTTATAGTACGAATACCAGTCTGCATTACAATCTGAGTCTGCCGATGTTGGTATTGTGCCAATATTGTAATCTAAATTTACTGTTCTAATTCCTTCTTTGTCACCAAGGTTAAACTTTGTTCTATTTGCATTGGATATTGTATTAAAAGTATAGTAGCCAGACTTTCGACCACTTGTTTCAACGACAGTATCAGATTTATTATCTGGGGCTGGGTGTTTATTATTTGCTATTTCCCATTTTGTTATTACATTATTTAATCCTGTCGTTTTTAAAGACACCTTATCTATGTCTTGGCTTGTAAGGTTAACGCTAGCACTTAATTCACTACTTTTCTTTAAATGAATGTATTTTAACTTTCCACTAGCATCCATTTTGTAATTAAATCCAAATTCATAAGCAAGTTTGTCTAAATTTTCTTTTAATGACGTTGGTTCTAGCTGCCAGTAGCGTATTTTCCAATTATTTATCGCCCTATCTGTATTCAGAGAACTCCAATTTACAGGATCATCCCCAGACGTTCCTGCAAATCTTTGTAATAAATCTCTATGTGCATCGTGACCATGTGTAATTGCACCATCATCCCAAGATGCAATTAAACCTGGGCCACCACAATAGAAAAATTTTATTTTATTTAGATTATTATAATCTTCTGCATTATTGGAAACCCCAGCACTAGAATAATCCTTCCAAAATCTAATTGATACAAATATCTTTACACCAAATAATTTTAATGTATGAGCTTCTGACACATTAGAAGGTGCGGCAGTATCATTGATATAATTAAGATTTATTTCCGTAGGACAAGTCGCTGCTGTTTGCAATGTGTATTCAATATTTGAACCAGTTGATCCCGTGCCTATTACTGTTCCTGTAGTGCCGTCTGTGCTATTGTCATAAATTCTATTACCAGATACTGAACTGCCATCTTTAAAAAAATCAACTTGATAAAACTGCCCCGATCCTGAACCATCAGTATGTACCACACCATGCCTTAACTTTATTTTTCGTATCTTAGTATTCTCTGTAATTGCTGGCACTGTCATCATCTGTAAGTATCTGTTAACGCCTGTACTAGAATCTGGATGCGTATAGTACGAAAAGGTATCTGTATCCCAATCCCCGCTTATTGTTTTTTTGAAAGGATTTTCAGGATCAGTTAATTCTGTTCTACCATATAAATCATTACCATGCTGTGGAACGATGTATCCCTTTGCGTAATAATTAACAGGCGTACTTAAAACATTAACCCCGCCATCTAATGCTGTTGCTTCTGCTTCTGTTCCACCAGATGTCGATGCCGATGCCATAGATAGAAAATAATCCTGACCAGCATAATAATGTAAATAATTATTGTCACCAGAGGTATAAGACCTGGGCATTAAGGTTTTTATTTTTAAATCTTCTGTTATGATTAAAGGAACTGGATATAGCCCACCATAAGATGCGTCTGCGTGATCTGAGTAATTAAAAGCACCGTAAACAACTGGTTCATATATATATTTAGTAGAATGTCTTTTCTGTGGAAAATCTATACCATCCCAAGGTCTGTGGGAATTTATTTGCACAGTAATATTTTGGTCTTGATTTAATTGCATATCTACAATTCTTCCAGAGAATATTTGTTGGCAATTACTCAGGGTTTCTTCCCCTTCAAATTGGGCGTATACACGAACTTCCTTGTTGTGGTAATTATTAGTTCCATTAAATAGTAATTTATAAAAATCAGTTCCGTGTATTTTAAAATTTGCACTGGTCACGCTTATATTTCCTGTGCTAGATGTTCCATTGGTTATATCAATACTGTCTCTGATAGTGATACTATTATTTAGAACTGAGCCATGATAGAAATTAGAACTGACCGTTGTATCTCTAAACGATATCCCAAAGGCGTGAATAAACTGGTCAAACTCCCCTACTGCCCATTCAGCGTCTCCGTTTATAGTTCCTGTGTTGCTACTAGAGCTAGAGTCTGCCACAGATGTACCACTACCCTCATCTAACTTCCAGTACCCCACCAGTCCACTTGCACTGCTATCTACAAGCCTATTGTAGTAGTAGGCTATCTGGTCATCTGTTCTCGCAACGTTCCATATCCTTACATGAGCCATCTCACCATCAAACCAAGTTGCACTGCTATGATTTTGATTAGTGCCAATCCTAAAATTGACATTAGAAGAACCCCCTCCAGTAGGATCATTGGTTGATCCAGATGTCTCTACTAAAGCACCATTCTTGTAAAATCTTACTTTATTATCAGCGTCGTTCCTTGTTGCACAGACATGAGTCCAAGTGTTTAAAGATATTGCGTAGTCGTCATCTACCTCAGATTCTGATGTTCCATCACCGTATTCCCAGTTCAATTTTAAATCAGCAGCACTTTGAATGCTTAAATTAAAAACAGTGTTTGTTGCTTCTGCTTCTGGGCTATCATAATAACCCAGTGATAGTATAGGTCTTGATGCGGTTGTGTCAATTTTTATCCACGCTTCAATAGTAAAACTTGTATATGTCCCTAGTATGTCTCCGAAACTAATCCAGTCATTAGAGCCGTCAAACTCCAAACAATGATTATTATCTGCGGTAAAATCGAATAGCCAATTTTCATTTACATTAGAATTTACAGGGGGGTTACTTAATGCCATTTACGCCAATCCTTGGCTATTTGCTTTTGATATCTGAGGAATTAATGTGTCTCTTACAAATTCATCATTGCCAATCATATTGCCTTGTATGTTAACAGTAACGCCTCCGCCTTGCCCAGAGCGATTCATGTCTGCTAAGTTTTGAACCCCTATATTTTGAACAGCACTTCTTTGCATAATAAATTCCCCAGCCTGTGCCATTATAGGTACATTGTCTTGTCCTTGTACGACTCCCCCCTTTGCAAACCTTTGAATGCCGTCGTTCTTTACTAATCCTCCAGTGTGCCCTGTAAACATTCCAGCAGTTTGTAATACTGCACCAGGTATTTGCCCACCAGGAAACAACATCATTAAAGATCCTATAGTTTGAAGTATTTCGCCTTGTGTAATTTCAGTATCATCTCTTAAGTTTTTCATAGCCCTACCAGCAGCTAAAATACCATTTGCTAATTGACTAGAGTTTTCAGCCATATCTTTTAATGGCTCATCTTCTTCTAATTCTTTAATTTTGTTTTTTAGTTCCTCCAAAACAAGAACTCTTTCGCTTTCCGTCGCATTTAATGCCGTATTTGTTTCTATCTTTAATATCAAAGCATTTATATGTGCTATCTCTCCCTGTGTTGTTGAGCGAAGAACTTTATTGAAATCATGCTGAAGATTCTCTTGCTTTTCTGTTGATTCGGTTCTCTCTTCAATTGTTTTCATTGCTATTTCTATCTGCCTAATGAGGTCTATTTCAGAATCTTCCAATTTCCGATTAGCTAAATTCATTCTTATCGCAGCTAGACTAGCACCATCCATTTCTGCAAGTTTTGCAGTAAGGGTTGCTTTTTCTTTTTTTAATGATTCAATGCTTTTGTCTATGCTTTCTTTTAATTTTTCATTTGCCTTTTCTGCTTCACTTGTTGAGTTAACAGATGCTTGTCCAAAGTCACTCACATCCTTTGTTGCACCTTTCATTATATCCCGAACTCTTTTAGCAGCATTTTCATACGCTTCGCTAATAACAAGGACATCGCCCAATCCACCCTTAGAAAGTTTTGACCACTCTACAAAGAAAAAAGCCCAAGTTGTAAGTCCCTGAACCGCAGCTTGTTTTAACTGAACTATAAATGTTTCTAATGGAATCGAGGTTCTTCCTAGCTCCTCCGTTAAATCACCAAGAGCCATGTTTAAACCATCTAATTCCCCAAGGGGTGTGTTTCTTATTGCTTCAGCAGCTCCCTTAAAGTTGTCATCAAAGGTTTTTAATAAAAAAGCAGCTTCTTCAATTGGGCCTTTGGCTCTGGCTGACGCTAGTCCAAACTCGTCAATAACTAAACCTATCTGTTTTAATCGTGATGTTTCACCAATAAATGCCTTACCTAGTAAAATTGCAGATGACCTAAGGTCTGTTCCCATAGCGGCTGACATATCTAATAATCTTGGCGTTAACCTTGCTATAGTTGCTTCATTTAGCTGAAAGGTCGCAAGCAAGGATTGTGCAGAGATTATTGCTTCATCGCCAAAGTTTGTAGTTTGCTGAAGCCCAGAAGCAAGTTCTTTTAAATTTTGAGCAGCATCTTGACTTACGTTAGAGATATTTCTAAGGTTGTTTTCCAGTAACCTCTCTGCTTCAATTTGCTTTCTATATGTAGAGATTAAATTAGTGGTAACCCTCTGTATTGCCCCAATTGTAAAAGCATACAAGAGCATATTGTTTCGCAATGCCCCAATGCTTCTTTTTAATCCAGATGTGGATATACGCATTCTATCCATACCTTGCTTGGTCTTGTTTATATGAGACTGAGCTTCTGGGAAACCTTTTAGATTTATATTAATATCAAATTGATTTCTTGCCATCTTGTTCTTTCCTTAATATTGCCTTGTATTCATCATCTATAGCGGAAAAGATGACTAATCTTTCGTACCCAGCATCGTCTATTGTTTGAGCAAGCGGGAGATTAAATCTTTTCATTGCCATAAACTCTTCCATAAGTATATTTATCTCTGCGTCCATAAAGTATTTAGCATCTGAACATAGTAATAAATTATAATAAAGGTTTGCTCCTGGGGTAAAATTGTTTTTATTGCCCTCTTCTAATATCCTATCTATCTCCGCCCATAATTCATTTTCGTCATAGGTTATTTCTTTGTGCAGAGTGGGGCTTACGCACTTATATGGAAAGTTATACTCTTGAGTGTCTGGTCTGAAATAACTCATCCAGATGCCAACCCTCGCTTTAATTACTTTTTTTTAGAAGGCTCTTTATATTGATTATAGATAGCAAGTAATATCTCATCTATCTGGTTATCTTCAAATTTGCCTAATTTTTCTTCTGGCTTTTCAAAAGCAAACTCCATTATCCAATTAAGCACATTATAGAATTTGCTCATATCAAATTCGCCATTTGCGGTTGAATTTACTTCAAGACCGTGAAGGTATCTCCTGTCTCGAAAAGTTAAATCCTTTACCTCAAAGTCTCCGTGATCAGTCTTAACGAGCATTAAGAAGTCCAAGCCCTATCTTGACCATTGGCTATAGTAACTTGTAATGCGTCATTAGTCACATCATCAACAGCTTCAAATGGTATAGATAAAAACATTCCAGAGTCTCCACCAAACTCTTTAACATGACCAGTATAAACTGCGTTACATTTAATAAGCAATGCACCATCATCTGTTCCTGAGCCGTAGCCAAAAGAAAGTAGCCTATCTGTTCCTGCTAAGAAATCATTAACAACATCCTTGGTTGTACTATCATACTTTATAGACATTTCCCCTGTAACTGAATATTCAGGAATTCCTATTGCGTAAGATTGTGCATCCCCAGTAGCATTTGATCCTACTCTTTGAGCGTTATTATTAACCGTAATAGACCATGAGTTAACAACTGTAGCGGCACTGGCAATTGATTTGGTTGTTAATAATGAATGGTTGTAATAATCAGTGTCGGGAATAATCGTTGATGCGGGAGCAAGGTTATTATCATGGCTTAGAGCAAAGCCACTATAAAAATTTCCACTTGCAACAAGCCTTCCTCCATAGTTTCCTGGATCAGAGCTCAAAGTTAGTTCTGATATGATCGCTGATGTTAGTTGGTCGTTTTCACTAGCGATAGGATCGTCAAGAGTTACGGTCATCAATAAACCTTCATCGTAAGCACCAGATATCGCACCAAAGTCAGGTTGTGTTGTATCCCTGTCAAGAGAAAATACTTTTGAAAATGTTCCAGAACCAGCTTCAGATTCTATGTCCTGCATAACCCCCATAAGTAGCCAGTCTATGTCATGCCTTGTTGGTAAGACCTCAAATGGCATAGTCGTAAATGAGCCATCTTGAGAAACAAAAACATCTGTATGCTTTTTAACTCTCTGACCGTGAGCTCTAATTTCGCTATTTCTAACCACACCGCCTAAATCTGCTGGTGATAGGTCTCCTGTTGGCTGTAGACATATAACACCATCTTGATTGCCTGTTGCCCAAGCAGTTGCATCCGATACCGCTGTGCCAAAAGTCGATTCTTGTGCAATAAATAATCTTGCCTGTTTACCCGAGTGAACTGTTGTTAGTGCCATGCCTTAACTCTCCTTTGATTTTTTTACCTTAGATGTCTCTACATACTTTTTCTTAATAAGCACTCCTGGCATATCTTTTACCTCAACAGATTCTCCATTCATTAATTGGTAATACTGGTCTTTGGTTAAACCGTGATATGCGTTTGAGCCATCTAACTCTTTAAATTTATTTGTTGCCTTGTACATCATCCTATTACTTCTCCCACTGTACACTCAAAACTAACTTCCGATGCAATAATTGAGTTGTCATCTTCATTTCTTGAGTATGATATAGATTGAACTCTACCATCATGCCACTTATATGAATCACTTGGGCTATAGGCGGAGTTGTTGAATAGTAATCTTTTTAATCTTTCTGTCATTCCTGTCACTTGCTTAATAACATTCTTTGTGTAATTACCAGATGCCATAAGTTGATATGAGATATTCAAGCCATATGTCCTAGTTTGAGAATTAGCTGCGTACTCTATCAAAGTGTCCGTATCTGGAGTTATCAAAAAACTTTGGTTACCTTTATGCTCATCAAAGTATATTGGTATGCTAAATTCATTTGCCAATAAACTATGTAAACTTTCAATAACCCTATCATAGATGACGTTCTCATATGTGATTGCCATCTATTTACACCTGAATAGTTGACATTATCTATATATCTGACCAGACTTTATCTGACCAACTGGAATTGATGAACTTTGAAAGGTAATTGCCCATTCATCTGAAGTGCTATTATAAACCCCAGGTGCAAATCTTATTTGTGCTCCATAAGCAAGACTTTGGTAATCGCCAGTTATTGTTTCGCCATCAATAACCTTATGCATTTTTAATCCTGTATTATCCTTGACGTACACATCATACTTTACTCCACTGGCACTTCCAACAGCAAATGTTCCTGAAGTTGATATAATTACCTTAACCTCATCATAATCAGTTGTTGGAGGATTATTCATTTTTATATCCTCAATGTAGCCAGTGGTAGAAGCGTTTACCGAAACTTCAGAAATAACACCTGACTCTGACCTAAAAGACGTTTCGTTCCACAGTACATATTCTCGTCTTTTGAGCTTGTCAAGTAAACCATTGCCATCATTAGCTATCGCCATCAATTCTATGACATCTGATCTTTCAGGATCTTGTGACCTAATAAGGTCGGCACAAGCAAGAATAGCGTTTATCCTTACAACAATAAAATCATAGTCCCTACTAGCAGCACCTTGGTAAGTGCTATTACCTCTTTTGTATATAGGTCTATTTAAATAAGACCTTATTCTGTCTGCCTGCTCTTTACATACAGTTGTTTTTAAACCATCCCAGTCTTGCCCCGCTTCAAACACCCTAGAATTCATATCTGTGACACTAGAGCCACCAATATAGCAATCTAATCGATCGGCACTTGCTTGATACTCATATTCATTCATAGCGTTAGGTGTGTCGCTCACCTTGGTCTGTTCTGCACCATCCATGTATAATTGATCTACAGAGCCAACATTGTGTAAGTAATAAAGGTTTGATGTACCTGATGCTACCCAGTTGGTAGGTAAGACTCGTTTTCTATCATATTTATCTATGTCCCCAACAACCGCTTGAAGGTCTGTGGTGTTGTTGCAAAATGCTGTAAATCTGCTCATGCTATTGCCATCTCGTCTTTACTATTAGGTAAAATGGTGACATCAGGAACTTTTGTATTATGTATCAGGGCAAGAATCAAACTCATAATGATCATATCACTATCCAGAGCATATATTTTTTCAAGTTCCTTTAATTGTCTCATTACATCAATTAGGTGTGCAATTTTTTCAGAATCATCCATACTTACTCACTATTTCTGCAAAATGTTGAGGAGTCCCAGCCCCCTTTGCAGTGTTATAAAACTGCTTCCAATATTTTGCTTGTTCTTCCAAAGTTCTAGGCAAAGGTTTTGGAACTCTCCAATAATGTAGTCGGCAAAATATAATCTGTGCTGTTAGGTTGGTCATTAAAATCTTTCTCCAATCATCTTCGTTTGGATTCATAAAGTGACTCCAATCTAAATAACAGACCTCTGCAACTTTTTTCATTAAAGGTTCTCTGAATTTCAAGTAATCATTACACGTCGATACCCCAACCCAAGGCTCTATTTGGAAATGACCAACGGCAGGGCCTTTTATTTGTTTGATGTATACATACTTAGACTCTACTAGCCCAGTGTTGTAAACTAGGTCAATTGCCTTGGGATCTGCGTACTTAGATCCCAAAGCATTTAAAGTATCAGTGATGACCTCACGCATTTGTGACGCATCTATCACTTACGTTTCCTCATTTTACGTTTTTTTGCGGGTTTTTTCTTACCCATTTTACCATATCCTTTTTTACTTGGCATTCTGCACTCCTATTTTACCATTTTTTACACGACCAATAACGAGCCGTAAGTTTATTTTTAGCGGTTGAGCACCTATGTCTTGCACGAAATGATTTACGCCTAGCTGGGCTACTTTTTTTGATTCTCATGTTAGGATCACCAAAACGAACTAACTTCACCTTATTGCCACTTTTTGCAAGCACGGCAAACTTTTTGCTCTTACCTGGAGTTCGCTTTGGCTTATTATAGCCAGAAAATCTTTCACCTCGATACGTTATCATTTACTTGCTGCCAAACACCTTACTAAAGAAACCTTTCTTCTTCTTTTTACCTTTCTCAGATAATTTCTTACCTTTCTTCTTTTTCTTCTTTACGTCCTCCATACTATAAGCCATTACATTGTATGTAGGGTTTACCGTTGGTTTGATTTGTGTGCTGTCTATTTCAACAAGCATAATTGTCAATAGTATTGATAACATATTATTTCCCCTTAAATACGCCTTCTAAAACGTCTGTGACAACATCTACCATCTTCTCGAAGAATACTTGTTCCTTATCCTCACTTACAAATGGAATGTCAATTTTCTTATTAATAGCAGTTGCAATGCTATCTCTCATCTCTTCAGATGCTAAATGACTCATTGCCTGCTCTTGCATTTTGTCTGCTTGCTGTTCGGCAAACTCTACTAACATTGATTTAATGTCCATTACTTGTCCTTTATTTTTCTAATTAATAAAAATATTGATAGCACAGCCACTACTATCTGTAACGCATCATTTACATGACCTAAGTGCAGTGCGTAATTCGTAAAGTTAATTCCCGCTATTCGTAATGTATCCATTAGTGCCTTCCGTTAATTCGACTCATAGAGCCTTTTAATTCTGATACTTGATTATCCAGGTCATTGATTTCTTTAGTGATAGCATCAAACTTTCTATCCAACTTATCATCGGACTGGTTCCATCTGCCAATAAGCTTTATTACCATACCTTCCATGTTCTCCAATGTCTCACTTTGACCTTTGTTCTCAACTTTTAAATTTTCTAATGCTTGTTGTTGCATTTCTGACTTTTTTGATAGTGACATTACTAAGTATATCAGTAAAGCACCACACACGCCAATCATTCCGGCTTCTGAGTACAGCGCAATAAAATCCATTATTTCTTCTTCTTTTTAGTAAGTTTTTGATACCACTTCAATTCCTCTTCCATCTCAGCATATCTCTGCTGCTCTTCCACAATGTGCTTTTCAACCAGTTCTGTAATGGTTCTATTGGCATCTAACATCCCTCTTTCAAGTTCTGTAATTCTTTGCAGAACTGAATAGTATGAATAGACAAGTCCAGCAACCACAACCGCAGATTGCAAAAGCCATTTAATGTTAATGCTGATAATAGCGTTATCATCTACCACCGCACCCCTGTAACTTCGTGCTGTTTCTGGTTTTCCACTCACTTAACTTCCCAACCAGCAATAGTCCAACCAGAATCACACCCGGTCATACACACGACAGCTAATATCATAAATAAGAATAAGATATAGCTACCAAGAACTTGCAGTTCAATTTTCTTCATAGCACCATCCACCATGCTATTGCTGTTTCAACAAATATATCTGAGCCTGTATTATACGCCCATTTTTTCTTAGTACCGTAAGTCTCCTCATCGCCTTCTATATACCATTCAAAAACCTCCCAAAGAACGCCAACGACAAATACACCAAACACGCACCAAAAGTCGCTCCAATGCAACCACTGAAATATTTTGCACAAAAAAGCACCAGCGGCTAAGTGATAGCTTGTCCAACCATCTAGCTGACCAGTTCTTAATTGCCAACTAACTAACCTTGCTAATGGATTATTCATCTTAAAGTCACTTTATTATTTACTAATTTGTGCTTAACAACGTCAATGCGACCGTGCCCATCATCTCTTTTTTTTGCAATTTCTTTTACATACTCCTCTTCGATGGTTTTAAAAGAGTCTGATCTTTTTACAATTTCTCCATCCACCCATAAAAAATAATCTTTTGCAGCACTAGGGTAGGTAAGTGTGCTCATTTTGCCATTAGCCAGTTTTATAGCCTTGGACATACCTGGCTTGTTATTCTTATGTAAAACAACATCATAACCTTGAGCACACCTACGAACGATCATTCTACTACTTCACCCTCTACTTCTTCAGGTGCTTCCAATGATGAACGGAGCAAGTTAATGAACGCTTCTTTGCCAACTTGTAATTGGTCAGCCATAAAAGCATTAGTATTCTGCTTGTTTTGCAAATCATTAATGTGATTTACCATCATCTTCTGTTCGTCAGTCATATCTTCGATTACATACTCTTTGTCATCAAGATTCAAGACTGGCTTTTCTTTTTGTTCTTTAGCCATTTCGTGACTCCTTGTTAGTTAATTAAAGTTTTTTAAAATCTGCTATTGCTTTTGCTAGTTCATCGCTTTCTGCTTTTGCTCTTGCCATATCTGTATCATAACGAGCCTTTTCTCTTTCTAAGTCAGATAGAGAATACTCACGTTTAGAATCAGCCAATGCTTCACCAGTTTCAGCATCAAATTGTTTCTTAGCTAAGACAACGTGGGCTTCTTTTGTTACCCTGTCATCGCTATCTTTTACTTCAGCAACCTTCTCAAATGCAACCTTCTTTGCAGTTTTTAATGTACTATATTTAGACCATTTCATTTATTTATCCTTTGAATCTTCATATGCTTTTTTAACGGAATCTGTCCATAATGTATCAGCCAATGCTTTTACCTCATCAGATTCACCACTTACATCTTCATCTGGCATAAATGATGTTCTATGGTAAGAGAATGATATTTCTTTACCATCTTCTAAAACCGCAGTTCTTGCTCGTTGCTGAATACATTTGTACTCTCCACGAACCTCATAATCGTATGTTACTTTCTTTTCTAAAGCCATTTTAACTCCTTGTTAGTTCCATTTAATTATCCAATTAAAATTTTATTATTATACTAAATAGGTTAATGATGCACTCATTTCTATATTATCTTCCTCTCCTATTTCATTGCCCATATTAGCAGTCGTACTTCCAGTAGAATTATCTACGAGAATAACAGTTGTGCTATTTGCACCAAGCAAAATCATAGGAGTAATAGATGTGCTTGTTATGCCAGACAGCGCTACGCTTCCTCTTGCCATGAAATCTGTAGTTGACTTAGATGTAAATGGTAAATTTTTAAATCCAAAATTATCATTTGCTCTTGCATCTGTAGCATCCCATTGAAGTTTTAAAAATATATGTACAACATTGCCAATTTTTGTATAGAAACCAACTTGAGTATCATAATTGACATTAGACTGGTCGTCAGCATTTTGGTAATAAACTTGAGGTGTCCATGTGCCTTCTTCATAGTCGTCTAATATGTTTGCATCTCCACTTGCTGATTGAGTGTCTGGAAATTCAACGCCTTGACAAACTATTTTGTTATTATCAGCCCTTACTGCCGCACCTTTATCTTGCCCCATAAAAACATCAGTTACATCTGCATTGCCAAGTGTTACTGAGTTGTCTCCTACTGCTGTTGCACCTTTTCCAATAGCAGTTCGATTAGTAGCACCAGCCGCACCTATTGCCGCTTGATAGCCCACCAATGTGTTTCCAGAACCAGTTGTAAGACTTGTTCCACCATTAATCCATCCAGCATTCTCTCCAATTAAGACATTGTCTTGCCCTGTACTGACCAAGTAACCTGAGTTTGCACCTACAGCAGTATTGCATCCATCTCCATCTGAACTTGCTTCAAATGTATAAAGAGATGCACTACCAATAGCTACATTATTATCACCATCAACATTACTTGCCAATGCTAAAGACCCTAACGCTGTATTGTTTACGCCTGTGGTAATTGATATACTAGCACTATATCCTACTGCTGTATTATGTACATCTCCACTTGTTCCTGTCTGAGCCTGTAATGCCATATATCCTACGGCAGTATTTTTATCTCCATCATCTTCACTAAAAAGTGCTTGAAATCCAATAGCAGTATTATATCTACCGCTTGTCAATGCATATCCTGCGTGTTCGCCTATGGCAATCGTACCATCAGCATCGCTTGTCATATTTCCACCAGCACCGGCATTATATCCTACTAATACTACTTTATCTACATCTGCCGATTGACCACCAGCACCATAGCCGATAGCAACATTCCTATCTCCCGTAGTTAATACACCTAAGGAATGAACTCCGATTGCAACATTATCAAGTGCTCCAGCAAGTGCTCCATCCATAGAGTTCATCCCAATTCCAATATTATTATTAGAAACTGCTGTAACCCATGCTCCACCACCAGCATCTTTACCCATAAAAACATTTCCTACGGAAGCATCTGCTGTTGCATCTAACG